TTATAACAACCTTAATGAATAAGATCGATTCAGTAGGGTTCATCTCTCTCAAGATGCTCCCTCACTGAACCAGATTATTAATTTGGTCGTTGCAATTGCCACCAACTCCTTATAAAGAGTTTGTTAGAAGATTGCGTAAACTTTGAGTTAACAATGGAACCAAGTGATTGGTTCTATATCTCAAAGAGTGCACAAGAATCCTACAAGCTTTTATAAGCGGTAATCCGGTATGAACAACTAATGTCATGCCGATTAGCCTTGTTGGGGGACTCCCACGTGTGATACCAGGATCCCTACGTCTCTCTCTGAGAGCGGGGGACCTCGGGACCATGCGGGGAGTCCTTTCAATCCTTTCTTTGTACCGAATCTTACGTTGTCAAGGTTCGCCGAAGTGAAGTACGATAACGGACCCTTTTAAAGGTCTGTCGTCTACTTTACCTGGTTACGAACTAATGACTTGTCTTTCAGCATTCAGGTTTAACCCGAATGACTTAAAGTTAGATAAGAAATTTGTTCTCAGTACAAAGGCAGGGCCTAATTTTCAGAGCGCCATGAGAGGTGTTATTCATGACACCTTAGCATGGAGAGAGAGCCCTCTCTTCCCTATGCTGGAGAAGTTTATTCTCCTGCATCAGGGGGGTGAGGACTTCCTGTCTATTATAAAGGACGAGATGGAGTTATTACCACCTCGGCTGCTTGGCAGCAATCCTTTATATCTTGGACGTCTCGCGCTGAAAGAAGAGGCTGCAGGAAAAGTTCGAGTGTTTGCCATAACCGATCTGATTACTCAGACGGTCATGAAGCCTCTACACGACTTACTGTTTGGAAAGTTAAAGAATCATCCTTGTGATGGTACCTTTAATCAAACCAAACCGTTAGATCGTTTAGTTGGGCTTTGAAATGATGGAATCATTTCCGGTCAAACATTTTACTCCTTCGACCTCAGTGCTGCAACTGATCGTCTGCCAATAGACCTTCAATGTCAAATTTTAGGTCTATTGATTTCAGAAGAGTTTGCATGATTATGGAAGCAAATTCTTGTGGATAGGGATTGGGTCTACCTGGAAAACCAGATAGGCCACCAACCAGTCCCACACCCCTACAGATATTCTGTGGGGCAGCCGATGGGAGCGTTAAGCTCCTGGGCAATGCTTGCGGTGACTCACCACACCATTGTCGCATTAGCAGCTCGTCGGGTAGGAGTACCCGACTTCACTCACTACGCGATTCTAGGTGATGACGTTGTCATCGCCAACGAGTCCGTGGCTAAGTCATATCATTCCATAATGACTGAGATCCTTGGGGTGGAAATTAACCTTTCTAAGTCGTTAATCTCTAAGCATTCGTTTGAGTTTGCAAAGAGGTTAATTACGATGAAGGGGGAAGTTTCACCCGTGGGAGCAAAGAACCTCCTAGTAGCTCTTAAATCATTGAAGGGAATACCCTCGGTGATTATAGATCTAATAGGTAAAGGTTCCGACTTTTCTGAAACAACTATAAACCGGATGTTCAACTCGATTCCAACTGTGAGAAAATCACAGTCCGAGTTGGCCAAATGGAATATAGTGGGACCGTTCGGTATCATTAGCTCAACAAGTGGCCTATCAACCTCAATGAGGTTAGTTGGGTCGCTAAATGTTGTCCGTATGATATCTTTCTTGGGTAGTGTGAATGGGGCTCTTAACGAGTACCATCTACACACCTGAGAGAGCAACTTCCGTAAGACTCTTAACATATTAGTTATGTGAAGAGCTGCGGCGGTTCCGAATTGCCTTCGTTCCCATATAGACGAAACTCTATGGGATCCAAGTTTCAGCCCTATCCTTCGAACCATTGGTAATCAATTAAGTGATAAATTTAATTCATTATCAAAGGAACGTCCGATAGAGTCTCAACTTTTCAACGAAGGTACCTACGCGTCAGTTAATTTTAACTGATTAGGAGGTATGGAGTCATTGATGCCCTTCATAGAAGCGCGTATCAATGATGACAGTCGTCGTAGCGTTTCCGCTACCGACCCTTTTGCTGATAATCAGGTTCTTTTACCTTTAAGTATTACCTCGAAAGGGGAGTCTTTCTTTGAAAGAGTTAGACTGTACGAGAAGCTAAAAGAGTTGCACTAGCATAGTAATGCTGTGGTGATGCGACGGCCTCTAGTCATGATAGAATCATGAACGAGGACGGGGGGCCATAATGGCCAGGATTCCGGATGAATAACCAAGATTCGGTCTTCGTCTCCTTCCTCGTGACTAAAGGGTAAAGATCAATTCTCGATCATAACTACCAGACTTGCTAAACTC